GCCATGTTGAATCTCCAATGATTCAAGCACAAAGACCCCGCTGAAGTAGCGAGGTGGCCCTATGCTTGAACTCTTGGGGATTGTTAAGGATCATCGAGACACAGGCGCGATGGCCTGGGCTGTGTGCGATGGTAGCACAATCCAGAAGGCCCTATGCTAAAGGCCCTCCAGATTGTGGGGTTACTTACCCTGAGACCACACCGTGAAATCGTCTGTGTAGTCAATCCATGGGTCAGCCCTTGGAGGGCTTTCGAGTGGCTGGGTGCGCCCTATGCAAGGCTGACCCTCTGCGAGCGCCTCGCGGGTGCCTGCGGGTGCGTGTGCATGTGCGTGGGCGGGTGCGTGAGGGCGCGAGGGCGCGAGGGCGGACCCGTGCGTGAGGGCCTGTGAATAACCCCCGCCCGAGGCCTGTGGATAACTCTCGGGCTTGCGGGGTTGCGGACCCGTCCGAACGGTCCCCCCGTGGGCCTTGGCAAAGGCCGCGACTTGTTGGGCAAAATCATTCATGCTGCAACCCCCCGGCGCATGTTTGCGGACAATGCTGCAGCGAACAACCGTGCATCCGTCCATGCAAAATCAAAAGAATGGTCAAACGTCCGGGCATCGTGCCAATCCCCCGAAACGTCCGAAAATCGTTGGACGGTTAGGTCAAAATCGGGCTTGGACCCACGGTAAACAATGCGGACCAATGGCCCGAAATACGTTGGTTTCATGGTTGCACCCTTAAACATAGTCCAGGCTTTCAACTAGCCCCAATTCGTCCAGCAATTCGTATGCATCGTGATAAATGCCCATCATCCCGGCAATGGACCCACGGTTGCCACTTGGCCAAGTCCAGGATTTGTTAAAGTCCGCCATTAGTCCCTTTACTTGGCAATCCCGCAAATAGGCGCAAAGGGTCCCCCAATCGTCCGCCCTTTGGGGGCTGCAGGGTTGTCCCCATGAATAGCGGCATGCGAAATAGCGGACCATTTGCCCACGGCCTAGCGAATGTTGGTGTTTTACATAGGACCGACGATAGTCCAGGACTTTGCGGATTGATTCCATGATAATTCCAGGTTGCAGGACGGGATTGTCCACGGATGCCCACGGGTTGTCCCAATGGGCAACGATTGACAATCGGCAACCTTTAGGCCGCAAGTTGCAGCGGGATAACCTTGCGGTCCGGGTCCACTACAAACCCCGACAAGTCCGTTTTAGCGTTGCCTTTGGCATATAGGGCAACGACAACCCCTTGCGGGTCCAAGTGGCGAATGTCTGAATCGTCCCCGTCCACGCAATCCATGCCAAGGAAAGTCGCGGGGATGCCCTTGCGGTCCCTAAAGACAACCGCAATCCGCATGCCGTTTGCCTTTGCTTGGCCCACGTATCGGGCATAACCGGGCAACCCGGAATAGCTAAAGGTCAAGTCGTAATTTGCGGGGATGCCCTTGCGGTTTGCAAGTTTTGTATAGTCGTAAAACTGGATGCCCGGAAATGCGGCCATAATGTTGGGATACGTGACACCGTCCCGGACAACCGGGATTGATTCCCAACGGATATCACTAGTGCCATTCAGTCGGACCAAAGGGACCATCCCGGAATTGTCCGCTTTGGTTGCTAACCGACTGATATCCCGGACCAATTGGGCCATGAATGTTTCGCGGTTGTCAAAAAACCATTTCGCCTTGTCAATGCGGGATTGTTGGACGCTATTAAATGCGCCACGGCCTGCAGAGTACAAACATGCATGTTCGCAGCCTGCAACCTTTGCCATTGGGCAAGTATTGTTGCCCGAAATAGTGCTAGGGGCCATGTAGAGGATGCCCGTTAGGTAACCGTATTTTTGCCCTTTAACGGTTTTTGCGTTGGTATCGATTGCAAGCAACTTGCGGGATTGAATGTAGGCCATTTGTAGGGGTCCTTTGGGTGAATGGTTGCGTTATGGCAATGATTGCCACGTGACAATGGTTAGGTCAAACGAAAAGGGCATCCAGTGAATGCATGAGGCCCACGGCAAAGACTAGGCCAAGGACAATCGCTAGGACAATGTCCAGGCAACGTTCGGTCAATGTAGGTTTGTTGTCGGTGAAAATGTTACGGTTGAACATGATGATTTCCTTTAGGTTAGGTGAAATTAACGGGTAACGGATGCAACGAAACGCCCGGACCGGGTTTGTATTGTAGTTGTCCCCCATCCTTGGCCATAGCATTTAGCCCACGCAATGGCCTCTTTTGTTGTCCAGGCTTTGTGTTTGAACGTGTCCCCGTCCGTGTCGCGGGTTGTCACCGTGTAGGGCTTAATTGCGTTGATTGCCTTGCGTGTAATGCTCATGATGATTTCCTTTAAGTTGCATGGCGGGTTGCCATGGATTGAAATTCTACACGCATTCAAGGAAAAAAACGCACCGATACCAATTATTTTCTAGGGACAAACCCTAGATTCTGAAAAAAAGCCCCATGGCACGTTGGGTAGTGCATGAGGCTTTATTGCGGGTATCTTGCGGACGACTTGCGGATGACTTGAGGTTGTCCCTAGGGCATGTACTGTATGGATATCCAGTAAAAAAACGAACTGATGCAAACGCACCAAGACTGTGCATAACCTGTGGATAAGTCCTGTGGATAACTTGGTGACAACCTCGCGCATGCCCACGATGTCACGCGCACGGTGCAACCTAGCTTTTTGAGCTAGTGAATCCCCAATGAAATCAACGACTTAGCTAGCCTTGGGACACCTCGCGTGTCAACACGGGCGGTATCGGGCAGGCAATTCGCGCCCGTCAACGCGCACGGTTCGCCCACGCCCACGCACGGAGAGGGCCGAGGGGGGAAAAATCCGTTCGACAATATGCGGTATAGCTCACATATTTTTTTACCAAATTATTCTGGACCTAGAGACACCCCTAAGATCACACCTCAAGTCACCCATCGAGCTACACCCGCATGAATCTAATCACTTGGCGAGAGGCTTACCTCTGGATGTCCTGAGGATTGACCTAGAGACTATCTGTACTGTTATAACATTGGTGATGTTACACCTAGAGACAATGTTAGAGATACCTGAGGAGATCTTAAAGATGACTCAGAGTCATACTTTATAACTATATGCTAGCCATATAGGCTTCTAGCTTCCCCCCCTACCCCCCATAGATCATCTATAGAGCAGTAGGAGCAGTTAGCTTATGAGGCCTAGTATCGCAATTAGCTAGTCAGGTTTAGAGACTTACTACATGCTGAGCACACATAAGGAACCAGCCTGGTCCAAAGACCAGCACCCTATCGGACCGTGTGCCCAGATTAAGATGTTCCCCCAGATAGATAGCTCTATCCTAATGGGCAACCATAGACTCAGGCCCTGTGAATCCAAGAGTTCGACTGAGGTTTCTTCCCAAGGACACTCCCAACAAACATCTTCAGTTCTCGATCAATAGCTGCGCTCTTGATGTCTGAAGCTGCCTTGTTGTTGTCTCTGGCCATGGACTCTACCCAGTAGTTCACAGCGATGGCTAGGGCATCCAACCTATCGTCATGGACCAAGGCTCCCCTGTCTCGGGTGATACGGGTGAGCTGGTAGAACAGGGAGTACTTGATATCCTTGGCTGTGTCGAAATCTTTTTGTACAACCCGCTGATCTACTATAAGTCTATGTGAACTCATCACAGGTTCAAGGGTGTCGATGATACGGGCTTCCTTCTGAGTGGAGTGTTTGACCTCCTCCACGGTGCAGGGATAGATCCTCGCTAGGACAGGCTTCAGGAGCTGGGTGAACATACCATCACCAAAGTTAGCTTCGATGACGATGTACTTGACCTGGTTCCTCTTGGCTGCGTAGGCCAGAGCTTCGAGGGTCTCGATCTCATAGCCTCCGGTGATACCTCCAGCCTCTGTAAGGAAGAGGTTACCAGCCAGAGCCTTGACACAGGCATACCCTGTCTCGTCCTTACCCCGTCCAGAGGGGTCGATGGACATCACTGCCCCTGTGTACTCAGACATATCGTCTGCATGCCACATGGGTCGGTAGAACCTGTCTCCTGTGAGGGCCACGTTGGGGAGATCGTTGATGCACAGCTCGGGTGCTGCTGCCCAGGCTACCTTCAGATGCCCCATGGTTGGGTTCAGATTCTGAATGACCAGGTCAGAGACCTTCAGAGGGTACCTGTCGGCATCACTCAAAGAGGTGTCGAGCTGGAACTGCAGGGCAAACCCAGCCTTCCCGTAGGAACTCTTACGTTCCATCAGGTCACCCTCATCGAATCGACGGGGATCTGTAGGCATCCCAGCGTTCTGAGCGTCTACCTCCAGTGCCTTGGTGATCATCGGGGCTAGTTTCCCCTGATACTTGATCACCTGCTGCAACTCTGGGTACAGGGCTGGCCAGATACGGACCTCATAGCCACGCTCAGGGAGCTGATTGTACAGGGACATCTCAGTCTGAGGGGTACCGAGGTACAGGATACGGCCACCAGGTTTCAAGATAGCGTCGAATTCCTTCACAGCCTCAGAGAGCTTGTCTCGCATCATCTGGGTGGAGGAGTTGTTGGGAACCTCTACGTCATCAGCAATCAGGATGTCGGCACGAGAACCCGTGATCTGACCAGTGATACCTACAGACTTGACCGAAGGACTATGATCAGGAGTAGCAGGGCCAACATCAAACGCAATGACCGAATCCCGTTGGCCATCTTGAGGCTTAAGGTGTTGAAGCATTGGGATTTCATTGATCAGTCTCTTTACAAAGGTTGAGAAGGCATCAGCTCGTTCCTTACTTGCGGACACCACGAGGATCTTCAACTGGGGATTGTTCAGGATCAACCAGCAGACAAACGCTGAGGTGATCCATGACTTGCCTACCCCTCGAAAGGCTTCGATGACAGACCGTCGAGGTCCATGCTGTAGGTAATTGGCGATGTCGTATTGAACTGGAGTAGGCTCAGGGAGACCCAGGTGTTTCCACACTAGGAACATGAATACCCTGAAGTCAGCCAAGGCTGGATGTTTGGATGGGGTCATAGATTGATTTTAAGGGGGCTAGGAGACGTTTTCCAAGGTTACCTAGGGGGTAGGTAGGGTAACCTCAGAAAAAGCCTTGTGAGCTGATTTAATTGATGTGAGCTTTTAGCTCTTCAAGTCCACCAATATGGGTGTCCTCCCAGAATATCTGAGGGACTGTCTTGAAGCCCTTGTTGAGGAAGTCTTCAAGTTCGCTCTTGGGCAGGGCGAGGACATCCACATACGTGAATTCCTCCCCTTTGGACTCCAAGAGGGCTTTGGCTTGCTGGCAGGGCTGGCAACCAGACCGACCATAGATTGTGTAGGTCATGAAGATTTGCGGATGGGGACGATGTTGTCGTCTTCGAAGATGGGGAGATCGGCAAGGTCAGCCAGAGGGGAACCCTGAGCAGCCACTGCCTCGATCTTGTTGTCCTTCAGAAACTGACGGGCAACGTTGAGGATGGCTGCAGGGGGCATGGAGATCCCCGTCTCAGGATCAGTGAAGTCCTGGGACAGGGCATCTTTCAGTACCTCTGCCAGCTTACCGTGAAGGCTACCTAGAGCCTTCTCGTCAGCTTTGTTCATGGTCATAGAAATAGTTTCAGAGCCTTATCAAGCCCTACGGATTGGGAGACGACGACAGCCACTGCACCCATGGCCAAGTACTTGATCTGGGCGAGTGTCTTCTCGATACCTGCGAGTGACTTGCGGAGATCCGCAGAGATGTCTTGAAGTTTCTTCAGCTCCTCTGCGTGATCATCCACTTTCAACTCCAGCTTAATGATGCGGTGTTCTAGTTCCATATTATGCAGACTTGATAAGAATAATTTTCTTCTTAGCCTTCGCCTTGACTGCCTCACTGACTACCCAGATATCCTTACGGTCCTCGCGTTGAGGTCCGTCGATGAACTCTGGTTTGTAGCCTGTGATGTATTCAATAGCTCCAGCAAAGAACGGAAGGTTGTCACTGAAAGAGTTGTCGCAACCGACATCCCAAAGGTCACCCTCTAGGAACATGCAGCTACCCTTACACAGTTGGAGAACGGGACAGTTCGTGCATTCAGGACGCTTTGCCCAATGAGTCGCTGTCTTCAGTTTGATCTTGTCGAACTCAGAGACATGGCCAATCTTGTGGCTTTGGCCGTTTGGTGAAACAGACACTGCAGATACGTTCTGGCAGGTCAGCACGTTGCCCCGCAGATCGACAGCGATGTTGTCTTCACGGTCCATGCCGCACTTCTGCCCAAGTGTATAGGCGTTACGGCGCATCCGAAGGGATGTAACGAACTCCTGCATCTTGCCCCGGACCAGCTCAAAGTTGCCTACCAGTCCCCGGCGCAGCTCTTCAAATGCCTTGGTCCGGTACTCTACCTGCTCTTCTTGGGTCTGGAGGCTGCTAGCCATCCCACCTTCGTCGTAGGGATCTACGAAAGCCCCTTCACCAATGCCAATATTTGGTCCAAATCTTTCGACCCACCAGCGCTGGACATCTGCGCGGCTTTGGTTTCCCTTGTGCATCATTGTGTTGAATGTGATCCGCCGCTGAGGTGCCAGGCGGTTGTAGAGGTCGAGAATGCCTTCGCGGGATTCCTTGTCATCAAACGGATCTGGGCCTCGTACATGCTGACCCTGAGCATCGTGCGACAAGCCAATGTCAAAACCCATGCGGTCTAACCATTCGTTAATCTCTGGATTCAGCAGGGCACCATTGGTGATCATGGTGAAACTAACGTCAGGGTACTTCTTTGCGAGGGCCTCTGCCAGCGGAACCAAGGTCTTAACGTAGACCAAAGGCTCACCACCCCAGAATTCGATACGCTCAGGCGGTTCCTTCACCCAGCTATCTAGGCTGTTAAGGAACGGCTCGATGTTGGTCTTATTCGTTTCGTCGGAGTGTGGCACAAACCGCTGACTACAATACTCACAAGAATAGTTGCAGGACAAGCCAAGGCTGATCTTCAACGTGCGCGGAGTGCCCTTCTTCGCAGGCTGTTCCAAGCTCGTTTGAAACGCCTCTTTGTTTGGGGATTCCATGTCGTGAGGTACGATATCCCGACCGTCTGAGGTCATCAGGCGGGAGTTTATATTATCGTACAGAAACGTAGCAACGTCTCCATCATGCTCTCGTCTGGCTTTGATTGTAAATAGGGCCATGGGTTATTTATGTTCTCGCTGTGAAGTATTCGGACTGCAATGCGCGTACTTCGGTTTTATTGATACTGACTTCCTCGATTGACTCAACTACATCCATGACAGTATTGCTGCCCTTAAGGCTCACAACATTCTCTAGAAGCGGGAACCAATCCGGAGCGGGCCTATTTGCTACCAACTCCGCAACAACAAGAGTCAGCAGATCCACCTGTTTTTCCAATGCTGCAATTGAGTTTTCCGGCTTTACGTGCGCCAGAAGTTTTCGTTTTGCGCGATTGCGTCGAACCAGGGCTGCAAGTTCTGGGGATTCGGCACTGAGCCAATCTCTCGGCTGTACATTTGCTACAGCGGTGTTGGTAACCTCAGCCCCTTCAGGTAAGGATTTAACTGCGTGGCGGCAGTACACCCACATGTCTCCCTCCGCAAAGCCGACTACAACGATATCGTCAGTCAGGTTTGCAAGACCTTTGCGGTCCAATAGGCTGGAAGCTGTACTGCGGGAATTGAATCGCTCACTGTCCCACACCACGGCCAGCTTCTGAGTGTCGGAGAATGCTTTCGAGGAAGGGGAACCCACATACGCAGATGCGATGTCGGGGGACTGGGTAAGGCCGTTCCCGTCAAAAATTGCCTCTTTGCCCTTAAACGTGATCTTCAGACGATTCACACCAATCTCTTGGATGTCAATGTAGTCTAACGCATCACCAGATTTTTCCGGTTCGCTTACCACGTTGGCTGCGTAATAAATCATGATTTTCTCCGTGTGTATTCTTTCCCTAGGTTCAATCGAACTTGGGCTACAATTTGTACAAAGGGGGTGTCTCCCATGTAGGGGTGGACGTTGTGTGGCAAGTGGGCGGGAAATACGGTTAGTAGTCCAGGTCTCGGACATACACATACCGAGTGCCGTTCATCAAACGGTAGTCGAAAGTCTGAGATATGTCGAGACGGGTCTTCCAAAACAAAGGTTGGCTCAGTGATGCTGTTGCCATTTTCATTTATGGGGGTTCCGATTTTGTTGTAGTCCCCGCTCGGCCAGTATGATACCGCCAAGTCACTTTCTGAGGCCTCGGTATGTGTGTTGATGTGTAAGCCACGAGTAAGGACAACACCTCGCAGCTCCACATCTACAGGCCACCCTCTGGGTAACCCGCAGTACTCCCTACATGCCACCTGAACCTTGTCTACTAGCCACTGAACTGAAGGAGACTCATGCTCCTGCATGTCGTGTAGGCGCAGCTCCTGGTTTGTATCATGCACAGTGCTTGCTTCCCTGACTACCAACTCTTCTAGAACTTCATTATGTACCCGCGCCTCGTCGGACGGGATCTCCCAAAAGCTCACGACAGTTGGCCACAATATCATTCGCTCTGAAGGCATATATGTTCCAGTTCACGTAGGCTTAGACCGCCGTTCTTTTGCGGCATCTGCGGATAACAAATTACAGGGATACATACACGTTCCTCGCCTTCAAACGAACAAGAGCCGTGCGGAAGGTGTCCCTCAAAAACTAGAATACTACCCTCCGAAACAGGGAATCTAGCCACTGAAGCCGTCAAATGGGCCGGGTTGTGGTTATTCCACCAGCGTTTACCTTCTCCCGAAGGGTCATAGAAGTCTACCTGGCCATTAAGGCCACTATTCCCAACCACTTTAGACTCGCTTCGAGGATTGATTTTTACTGAGGGATAGTAAGTTACCAACAAGGGTTTACCTCGATGGGAGTGCGTCATAATGCCGTGAGTGCCCGTGGTGCCGTCTTGACAGAACGGCTCAGCCATTAGTTTTATGGGCAGCGTACAGGAGTAGCCATACGCTTCCTTTAGATACAGACGTGCATAGTAGTCCGCCAGCAAGGCTAACTTCTTCACAACGGGTTCATGAACATACTCCTCAAGCATGTTTATGCGGGGTCGTGTAAAGTATTGTCCACTTTGAAGTTGGTGCGTCTTTTCTGTGTTATCGTTTAAGTGGCATGTCTTCCAAGCCAGTTCAGACAGCAGGGCATTCTCCTCCTTGGAGAAATTGCTGCTGTCCTCAAGCACAAACGACGGATATAGAGTGTACAAGTGCATGGGCTTAGCAGCGGCAGGCGCAATTGCAATTGCAATTCGTACGGCAGTTGAACGCACCGCAGTTGCAGTTGCGGAAGTTTCGACGCTGTTCTGAGCCGCCAATCTCGTTGGCTGCTTCGTAGTATGCGTCATAGTTCAGGCCGACAGACACAGCGTTGAAACTCTGAGAGAATCCGCCTGCTCCGTCATACGCTCCGTAGTTTGCACAGTTACCTGTTGGTACACTTGCGACACCCCAGGTCCACCAGTTACCGTTGGGCGGAGTGTAGTAGGCGTTACCAGCGCAGTTGCCGTTGGGCATGTACCCGTTGCAGTTACCAGCGAGATCGTCATAGTACTGGGTAGTGCGGTTCGCTTCGCCGATATCAGTCCCGGTAGCAAGCTGGAAGCCTGTGTTCCGAGCATCTTCGGAAGTTCGGTTAGAACGAAGCTGCGGCGCGGATACCGTTCCGGTAAAGGTATCTCCAGACCTGTTCGCCTTGCCACTAATAGTGGTTTGTGCGCTGTCAGAGAGGCCTTCGAGAGGGATCTTATTCAATGGCATTGTAGTCCTTACGAGGGAAAGGCGGAGCGATATGCCTGCTCGATAACTTCTTCAGCAGGCTGCAATGGGTTCTTGGTTACTTGGAAACGTGCCAGGAGTGGGCGAGATTCTTTCGCGGTCGAATAGACCTCGAAGATCACCTCGGTGTCTCCCTGCTCGATAACCTCAAGTTCGTGCATAGGGGCTAAGCTAATCATTATAGGTATCTCACAAAGATACGGGCACCGTTGTTTGGTGCTGCCGTGAATGTTAGGGTCGTTCCACTTGTCGAGAAGGAGTATGTAGGCTCCTGCAGAACGGAGTTGACGGAAATCTCAAGTCGGTCTGCTGCGTAAGCACTGCCCAACGTGAAAGCGGTCTGTGACCCATCCCCAGTAAACGATTGGCTTGCTGGCTTAGCTCCTGCCGCAGATGCGGCGGCAATTGCCGAAGCGGCTGCTTGTTGAGCATGATGCTTCGCGGAGTATTCCCCGCTCGCCACTGCGCTTCCAAGTTTCGTGGCCCACTCAGAGGCCAAGGTGGCGGAAGCTGCGCTCTCGGATGCCTTGGTGCTACTCGTGGCTTCACTAGCCGCTGCCGCAGAAGCCGAAGCCGCAGAGTTTGCCTCAGACACACTGGCCTCAGAAGCCTTGGTGGTCGCTGTAGTTGCACTTCCAGCAGCGGCATTCGCACTCACTACTGCCTCTGCGGCTTTCGTGGTGGCCGTAGATGCGCTGGCGGCACTAGAGGATGCGCTAGAGGCACTGTTGGTGGCACTGGTTGCGGCGTTGGTCGCGCTATTTGCTGCAGCAGTTGCGGAGCTTGCGGCTTCACTTGCCTTGGTAGTGGCTGTTGCGGCACTTGCAGAGCTGTTGGACGCTGAGTTGGCCGATGCTGTAGCCGAAGATGCCGAGTTAGCTGCCGAAGTGGCCGCAGAAGAGGCAGAGCTTGTAGCACTGCTTGCACTACCAGCCGCAGCGGTTGCCGAGTTGGCGGCTTCACCAGCCTTTGTAGTGGCTGTACCAGCTTGGGTTGCGGCTGTAGTTGCCGAGCTGGCAGCGGCCGTAGCTGAGTTAGCCGAAGCAGTGGCTTGGGTAGTAGCGGTTGCCGCTTGGCTGGTGGCCGTAGCGGCGGAGGCAGAGGCATTGGCTGCGGAGCCTGCAGAAGCGGTGGCCGAAGTTGCCGCATTGCTGGCGGAGGTTGCGGCAGCAGCCGCACTTGAGGAGGCAGCTCCAACGAAGGCAGTGCCAGCGGTCTCCGACCAGGCTTTGGTTGCCACATCCTGTTGATCCACAGGGTCAGCCACGTTGGCGATACGGGCATTCTTTGCCTGCCAAACACCAACTGAGTCTTGGCCGATACCAGTATCGAGGCCGTCCTTGGTTTCCTGTGCGAGGTACAAGGAGTAGGTCGCCAAGAGATCAAGGTCACGCTCAAGAAGCACCGAGCCGTCTGTGAAGTTCACAATGGCAGATTCTTTTGGAGTCTCTCGGCGGATCTCAATGACAGCACCATTAGCTGGAGCTGTAAAGAACTGAATGGTATTGGCACTCAGGAAAGACCAGTTGGTCACCAGAGTCGCATTTACACGAACCTTGATGTGGTCAGCGGAAATAGAAGGAAACGGAAATGTATAGTTTGTGGTAGAGCCGTTACCGGAATACCGAACGTATGAATACGCCACTTAGGATTCTCCAAAAGAACCCCTAGGTGTTACCCTAGGGGATATAACTTAATATGGTCGAGGTGTATCAAACATGCCAGCCTTAGACCTGGCCTTGAGCAATTCGGTTTTGATGAAATCGTCGATCACCCGTTGTTCTTGCTTCATGGTCAGTGCCAGAGCTGCATCTTGCAGATCCTTGATGACCGCCTGGGTTTCCTCAACCTTGGCTGCACGGTACTTGAACGTGCCATCAGGCAGAGGAGCCTTCAGGAGTGGGTACAGGAGATCTTGAGGGTTGAGAGACTTGTAGTTCTGCTGCCAGACATCGTAGAGAGTACGCTTACCGTCAGCGGCCATGATCGTTCTCAGGTCCGCATCACCAAGCTCCTTGGCATTCACCGGGGGCTTGAAGGTAACTCCAGTCACACGAGTCAGACGATCCAACTCAGTCATCACGAACTGAGACTTCTCGTCCATCCCCTTGGCCCTCTCCTCCACCGTAGCGGTCGAGAAGACGTTCCACAGAGCACCTGTATCTGCAGCCTTACGGACATTCCCGAGAACGTCATAGGCATAAGCAGCGTTGGTGGTCTCCATGTCGATACCAAGAGGACGCATCAGCTTCTCCTCGACCATCTGCCAGAATGTCTGGGGGTCTCGGATCTGAGGATCATTGTCCCTAGCAATCTTGTGGAGTGTGTTGGGAACCAGCAGGAAGAGCTTGTCACCAAGAGCCTTGATGAACTTGTCCTCACCCTCCTCAGGGTTGAAAGCAGCCTCGGTAAACTTGATGAAGTTATCCGCACCTTCCACAAGGGAGGCATCACGGATAGCAGACCAGAGCGACTGGGTGCCCACGGAGATCGCAGCGAGGAGGCGTTGATCTGCCTGCTTGCTGTCATACTCACCTTGAGCTTCCTTGATACGCAGCTTGTCTCGACGCTCCAAGGCGTTGATCATGATCTTCACTGGGGTAGCAATGGGATCAAACCCCTTGTACGACCAGGTGGAGCCATCACCCATACGGATTGTGTAGAGTTCAGGCAGCGGACCATCAGTACGGGTCTTCCTCTGCTTGTAATCATCATAGGCACCGTCCCCTGTGATACGCCCTTGGGCATACAAAGAGAGCACTGCAGATGCGATCACCAGCGAGGACATAGCCTCAGCCTGGGCACGGACCTGACGCAGAGCACCATTGGCACCTGTGAGGTCCTTCATCATGTTGGGGGCCAAGAACTGGACACCCGGAGTCAACCGAATACCCTCCTCGAAGACACGAACAGGGGTCCTGAAGAACAACTGGCCAATGACCAGCTTCATCGTCGGGAACTTATTCATCACGTCTTCGTAGGATTGAGCTGCTTTGGAGAAGGAACCCTCACCTGAGAACTTCTTCTTGTACAAAACATCACGGACGAAGTTCAGAGCTTCCTCATCGTTACCCTTTCGGAGTGCCTGAGGGTCACGCATGGCTTCTCTTTCGACCCACTTGAAGAGATCTTCCCCGGTCAGACCGAGATTCAGACCCTTGTTGATGATTGGGTTGACCAATTCATCACCCGTGGTGGGTGTCATGGAGGCATCCATGGCCTTTTTGGAGGCCTCTGAGATGAAATCATCCAGTGCCTT